AAATTCTGGAGAAAAGAATTGGATAACATTACATTCACTGCTGTGTTCAAACATAATATAACAGAACCAGAGTTAAAAGAATTTATAGACTAGGTGGGAGGTAATGCACCGCACCCTCAAGGTCTGCAGAGGAGAGGGGAAAAGCATAATGGTCAATACGAGATACCTATAATCTATAATAAAAGCCCTAAGTTTTAGAGCTAAGTGGCGGTATAATAAGTGCTGAAAAAATTATACCCATGTACCGTTAGACTGCACTATTGTTACATTAGTATTGAGAGGTAACATGAATAGTTAGAAAGGCCACACGGACAGCGACCTAAAACTTAGGCAACCAATTTAACAACTAATACAGGAGGGTAACAACATGACTAACTTATATTTAACAATTCCAGATGATAAAGATAACAACAATGAGTTGGATATTTTTATGCAAACATATGTAGATGCTATTGCTGAAGAGCAAGAACGCAAGATTGCTATTGCTGAAGCAATGGCAGATGGTATCTGTGTAGATTGTGGTGAACCATGTGACTACGGACAGTGTGGTCAATATAAATGTTGGAGGTAAAACAATGGCAGTAATATATCTTAACGATGAAGATCAAGACTTCTTAATATTCCATATGAAGTTAGAAGCAGACTGTGGAAAAGAAGCTGATGCAGTAATAGCTAATCGTATTATAAATAAAATAATTAAGTCTTGTATTAAAGACACACCACGATGTCTTAAGACTATGGATATGGAGATTCAAAATGACATTCATGAATAAATTAACAATAGTATTTGTAATTGGAGTACTATTAGTATTGCACCAGATTGCACCTAAACCATTCAAACAATTAGATAAAGTGGAATGTGTCAACATTAAATAAAGTTTAATGTCAAGATAGTAATTAGTTTTTTATCAAGCATACTTTTCTTAAATGGAGGGAAGTATGTCAAGTAATTGAAAGCTACTCTTATGTAATATAATTTTTGTTGCATACACTATCATAATAAATTTGATGGGCGAACCTATGCCTATACAAATCGTTCATGGTCGCAAGACAATGAAGCGTGTAGTAGTTACAACATCAGAACATGATGAAGTAACTTTATTAACTAGCTATAAAGGAGATAACACATGGCTAAATTTAGAATAAAGGACATTGAAGTCCTTACAGAAAACATATCAACATTATACAATAAACAAATGATTGATAAAATTAAACAACACAAAGACTTTATTGATGTTCAAGACAAAGCAAATATTTTGTTAAAAGAAAGAAAAGAACATATAAAATCTATTGATAATATTGATAAAACCATAGAAGAAATGGCAGATGAGCTTAACCAAAACCTTTGTGAAGACAACGACATTGTAAGCATAAAATACAGTAGCTTTGGTGATAAAAAAATAGATGTTGATGCTTTTATATATAGAATTCAAAAGCAGATTATGTATGAAGCTGTCAAAGCAAGTGATGATTCATCTGTTAAAACTTTACAAGAAATAGAAGATCGTCTTATGGAAAAATTTATTTCAACATAAGTACTTGATTTTAAAATGAAAGCACCTATGCTGTACATTTATGGCAGACAAAGATGAATGGATAGCATCAAGAACACCTAATAACTACAAGCCAAAATGGTATTGGGAGTTAGTGTATCAGTTCAAACAACGCAGAGAAAGTTTGAATATATCACAACTTGAGTTAGACCAGATAATGGGCAATGCCGATGGGCTAGTAGGTAAATGGGAGTGTGGGATTAGAAGCCCAGGTGCTTTCAATTTAACTTCATGGGCTATGGCCCTTAACTGTGAGATTAAATTGGAGAACACAAATGAAAACTTACAAACCTAACGACTTAAAAAAATTAAATCTATTAGATAGCTTTAATAAATTCTGGGAAGTATACCCTAATGCAATGGGTGTCTTTCCTGCTATGACACAATATGTTGTAGCAATTAAAACCGATGGTGCAACGGAAGAGGAGATACTAAATGGAGCCAAAGAATATAGACGATATGTCGAACAACAAAAAATCGAACAACGATACATCAAACAACCAGCTAACTGGTTACGAGACGGACATTACTACAACAGATACCAATCCAATAGCACATCTGCAAACACCATTGAGCAAGGAATTACTAACAGGAGTGCAATTCAAAAGACAGATGGAAGTAAAGTCTTACAAATCCCAGAGAGAAATAAACAAAGCTCTTGATGATTTAGAGATTGATCTTAAGTTTATGATTGATAGGTTACAACCTATCAGTTTAGAACAAATGACTGAGTGTTTGTACCTATTGTTTTTAGTAAACAAAAGAGTGTTACCAGATACAGAAAAAGAAAAGCAAGACTTCTATGCAGTGTACTCTGAAGAACTAAAAATATTTCCAGCTGATGCTTTGCAATATGCAGTAAAGAAGATGGTACGTAGCTCTCAGTATCCAAGCATACAAAATATTATTAGCCATGCTAATAAAATATATATACCACGACTACAAGTGTTTGAGTTATTACAGCACGCTCATAAAAAAATTGCTGAACAATTAAACAAGGAGTAAACAATGACTATAAAACATATTAAAGACTTTGTTGTTGATAACAGAGCAGAGTATTACAGTGACAAGATAAGTAGTAGTGATGCCAGAGCTATAGCATCTGGTGACTATTATCTTATGGAAGAACTGTGGTGTAATAAAATAGAATTAGTATCTGTTGATTTATCTAATAAACTTCCAGTCCAATTAGGTATAGCTACAGAACAATTTCATACAGATTGGCTTAACAAAAAGTTATCTAAAAATAATATAGAAGGTTATGGTAGCGATCATAACGAACAGAGTACACAACATCATATTGTAATTGAAGTAGAAAACAGAGGTTATCCTTATACTATGGCTACTACATTAGATGTTTCTTATGGTACAGATAATAATTTAGATTTATCTATTGCAGAACTTAAACATACTAATCAGCTTACAACATTAGATAAACAAATAGAGTTTTATTATCCACAACTACAACACCATATGTATGTAGCTGGTACTGGAGAAATATTATTCTCAGCTATCTTTGGTAACCAAAGACATGAATACGATATAGTTAAAAGAGATGATGATTACTTGTATACTTATATGCAACGAGTAAGAGAAGTTGGTGAAAGGTTATATGATTTTTGGCATAGACCAGAAGCATTCTATATGGATGGAGAACCAGAAGGTATTGACAGAGAACAATGGTATAAAATATCTCAAGAGTTTTCATGGCTTAGTGGTCCACCAATAGAACAAAAGGTTGTAACTGCTAGTGGTATAGTATATAATCTAAACAAGAACGCAGATTATAATTGGGCTAGAGAGTTTATAGATATTGCAGAAGATACAATTCAAAGCAACAAACTTGCTAGCAAACACAAAACTAGCAATGAGGAAAACAAAAACAAACTTAAAGGATTAATACCAGACGATGCTAAGTCTGTTATTCATAACGGTGTTACTGCCAGCCGTGATAGAACTGGTAGACTATCTATTAGAATAAAGGAGCAAAACAATGGATAAAGCACAAGCATGGGCAAAGATAAAATCATTATGCCCAGATATAGAACCAAGCGATAAGTTAGCCTGGCAATTAAAACAGAATAGACAATGGATACTAAGTAACCAAGCTATTCAAAGAATCGCAGCATACAATAAAATTATAGTTACCTATGGAGAACCAAAAGAAATCATGGGGAATATATATATTAAAGCTACTGCAAAGAATACTGTAACAGGATTACAAATAGAATCCTTTGGTGAGACCAGCAGTAAGAACACACACAACGCATACCCTCTGGCTATGGCAGAGAAACGAGCGCACGATAGAGTTGTGCTTAAATGTGTTGATGTGTACTCAAGTTTCTACAGTGATGTAGAAGCAGATGATTTTAAACAAAACAATAAGGAGGACTAAATGTCAGGAAGTTTAAATAAAGTAATGCTCATAGGTAGACTAGGAGCAGACCCAGAGATTAAAGAAACAAGTAACGGAGGAAGATTTGCAACCTTTAGTATAGCAACATCTGAAACTTGGAAAGACAAAAACTCTGGTGAGAAAAAAGAAAAAACAGAATGGAGTAAGATAGTTGTATTTAACGAAGGTCTTGTTCCAGTCATACAGCAGTATGTAACAAAAGGTAGTAATGTTTTTGTTGAAGGTAAACTATCAACAAGACAATACACAGACAAAGAAGGTGTAGAAAAATATACTACCGAAGTTGTACTGCAAGGATTTAATTCTACATTTAAAATGTTAGACTCTAAATCAGAGGGAACATCAGGAGCGAAACCACCACAAGGTGGAGCGACTGGTGGTCACGACTCAGATATACCATTCTAATCTACCACTCCTTTTAGAAATACTATATGTTGGTAGATTAGACATTGTTGTTCATATAGTATTAGTATCCCCATCTTGATTATTACTTATTTGGCTGAGTAATATAACGGCACAAGGTGGGGATATTTTTGTGAGTAGAAAAAATTTTTATATAATATATATTGGAGAACTATGCCCATGATATTTAGAAATAAAAAATTAGAACAATTACTTATGATTGTATGTAAAGACTACAATGTAACAGAAGAACAGTTACGTGGTGCTGTTAGAAACAAGCAAGTAGTAGAAGCTAGATGGATACTTTGGTATATGCTTAGAAACTATGGTGCATTAAGTTACACACAAATAGGCAATATGTTTAACAAAGATCATTCAAGTATTATTAGTGGAGTAAAGAAATTAAACGATAATACTATTAAACATTACACAAAAATATTTAATGACCTCTCTGTTGAAGAAACTCCAGATAATCACGACCTTCTTCAACATTCTCAAACATCAGCTGTTTTGACGCACTTGAAGAGTATGGATCAATCACTTGCAAAATTGACTGACCGTGTTGCTGTTGATGAAACCCCTTATCTATTGCATATTGATCGTGATACTTATAACCTCTTAGTCGAACTAAAGAACTTACTTTACCATTTATTTGCTCAACCTTCTGAATCCCCCAGTTATGCTTATGACCAGCAATATACAGATCAGCATCAGAATTCCAAAGACTTGCTTTCATCAGACCATGAAGATTTGAATATTGAGAATGACCTGGGTAATCATGGCGTGCATCCACGGAAAGACAATATCCATTAGGAAAGTTTAATCTAAATCTTACTTGCCAATCAGCAGATATATTCTTTGGTTGTTGCATCCATGTCATTGGATCTCTTTCACTAGGTGTCCAATTATCATGATTACCACGGATTAATATAAGTGGGTCCATGTTATTAATTAACCATTCAATAAGCATATAGGTTTGTGCATCAGTTGTCTCCTGACTAGGGCTCATTTTTAAAGACAGACGGCCTATCCAATTATTGTGTACATCACCTATTGATGCACCTTTAATAGATGGATTAGATTTTATTAACTCTACATCAGAGTGTAACTTCTCCCAATCACAATGGTTATCATCTATATGTGGATCACCCATCCATAATATACCTATTGGTCCATCAATATTTACTTTAACATCTATCCATTCATGAGCATCAGTAGCTTTTTTTCTTGTACGAAATCTCTTTCGTTTATACTCAATCAATTCTTCAATAGGTAATTCTTCTGATGGTAGGTCTGGTATATCAAAGTCTGGTTCTTTAGTAAGGTCAGGTAGTCTTTCTTTTGCAGCATTTAATCTTGCTGAATATGTTTGATAAGATAAACCTAATGAACTTGCAGCATCATATCTATTAGGATGTTCATTGTCTGCTTCTAATACTTCATATAATTGGTCTTTAGTTAATGGACTTCTAGGCATACTTACTCCTTACATTTACAAATTTTTTCTTCTCTTCTTATTTCTTGTATAGCATCCAAACAACCAGCAATCATATTCATATAAGCACTGACAGTCATTGGTTTCCATATAGACTCATGATCTATACACACCCTTATCCTATCTCCAGTAGGAATAACATACACTTGAGTATCTTCAGTTATCTCAATCTGTTGTTTCTTTTTCATTCATCAGCTCCTTCAAAATTTTTACTTCATCTTGTAAGTAATCAATCATCATATCTTGACGAGCATCATCTGGTAACGAACCCATTTCACCTCTGGGCCATTTAATTCTAAACTCAGAGTTAAGAATAATATCTTTATCTTGTAGCTCTAGCTCATGCTCTAAAAAATTTAATCTTTCTGTTACACCAAAATAACCATACACTAATATCATAGCACCACCGACAAGACTTACTAAGTTTCTTAGTGGTATTGCTATAACGCTATTGTCCGATACATTTAAATTTTCTTTTGTCATCTTTTTGCCATTGCCCTTTGTCCAAACCAGAACGCTATAATGCAAGACACCATGCCTTCATCAAAGTCTGAGTATATTATGTGTAAGTTTTCATGTAGTTCTACACCACTTGTGTATGCTTGCCAGATAGTAATTGTTTTTGCAGTAAGATATGAAAACAAAAACAGATATGTAATTACCGGTCTGCAAGTAGCAGAGAATGTTGTTACCCATTTAGCTGACCCTTGTGCCAGGGTTTGATCATGTTTATAAATATTTTCTGCCTGTGCTATATCAGCTTGGGCATTTGCAATATTCATTTTATGTTTAGATTGTGCTTCGAGCAATGCAAGTTGTTGCTTATGAGCCTGTCGCTTTTCAAAAAATCCTAAAACTGAGGGGATTGTGCTTGAAGCAAAGCCTAATGCTGATCCGAGTAGTGCGATCATGAAAAAAAGTTCCCATAAATGCACGGAGAATTAAAGTTAATATCTTCTATATAGTATAACATCAAAATATCTAAAACCTTCTGTATCGCTTTCTATTACAGCGAGAGAGCTAGTTGTCTACTTTGTCTGTAGTTTCTATCTTAATTGATATGTTTTTGCCTGTTGGCACTTGTGATGTCACATTTATGTGTGAAGATGCACAACCAACTACAGTAAACATACAAACAAATACTACTGCTAATGATTTTTTCATTAGTTACCTCCAAAATATGTTGATAAAAAATTAGTAAGGCCAGCTGATAAACCACCAGCTGCAAAAATAATTCCAAATAGTAGACCTCTACCTCTAGCTACTTGAGTTTCCATGATTAACAATCTATCATTTAAATCTTCTACTTGATCAGACAGTCTGTTAACTGCTTCAATTAACTTGCCTTGTTCTAATGGAGTAAGACCAGACATTATTCGTAATCCACCCAGTCATCATTTAGTACCCACCCAGTATCAGGTGTGTATTTATATTTACAACCTTTCCAATCAGAAGGTAAGTCTGTAACATTTTCATAGTAGTTATAATCAGATCGTTTTAATTCCATTAACTCTAATACAATTTCATTATCTGCATTTCTTATTACTACTCTATCTTCAAGAAAATCTAACTGCTCTTCATCAAGAAAAACAAAAGTACATACATCTTTGTTTACTGTATTAATAATAACTTCTTCAGTTTGATTGTTACCTTCAGTATCAATGTAATTATTAATTAAAGTTTCTTCTTCATCTTCTTTAGTTTTTGTTAATACTTTAGTCATTTAGATTCTCCATATCTACATACTCATCGTTTTCAACAAAGCCATCTGTTTCATTGTAATAGTATTTGCATGGCATAAACCCTTCTGGAATATCCTCATCATTAACGGTAAAAATTTCTGTGTTGTTTATATTTAAATCAGATATTGTATATGTACCATTAACTATAATATTATTTTCATTCTGAACTATAACATCTTGATCATTAAATTTTTCTAAAACTAATCCAGTTACATCTTTGTCGTAATCATTTTCTTCACCCCATACTGCATTTTCATCATCAGGGTTTGGTTCTCTTGGAACATGAATTCTTTCTATAACATTTTTGTATGTAATTATTTTCATAATATATCCTATGTTAATTGTATTTCTGTTGCAGAAAGTGTAACACCAATTTGTTTTTGGTTTGTTCCTACACTATTAACAGAAAGTATATTGCCTGTAGTTGAATCTATTACTGCTAATTTTGCTGGTGTTAAACCACTTAAATCACTAGCAGTACTACCAGCTACTTTAACTAAAGCTGTATTGTTTGCTGTAGCTGATTCAGTTGTTATTCCAACAAAATTTGTAAAAGCATTTTGTGCTTCTGGCCCAATAAACCATGATGTTGGTTTACCGTTACCAGTATTTTGAGGGGAGCTTACGCCAGTATTAAAAACTATCCATTGACTTGCATCACCAGCTTTTCTAAAAGGCATTACTCCAGAAGATGATGCACTGTTAATTGCTATATTGTTTGTGTCTACAAATGTACCAGTTACTTGTGGGGTATTTGCATTGTTATTTGTAGTTGAAGTAGTATCTGTTACATAATGATAGTAAACCTTATGATCTGAACCAGAGTTGTAACCAATCATTAATATATATTTACCACTATCAAAGTCATTTATTACTTTACACATATTACCTTGACCAAAAGAAACGCTACCTCCACTATATAATGATAATGCTTCACTATCAGTAGGTGTATTTGTAGTTCCTTGTTTCATATCAAATGTAAAATATCTCATAGTTCCAGAGCTGTCTGGCCTGTATATAACTGCTAAACCTAATCTGCTTCCAACTGTATTTGATGGATGCAAACTTAAACCAATATTACTACCACCCATATTTTGATGACCACTATTATTACTTACATTTTGGAAAGAAGTAGCACTCCAACCAGCTGCAGTACCTGTGCCATATATTTTTGTAAGACCACCATGATTTGTATAACCGTTTCTCATATGAGCTAAATAAAATTCACGTTCTGTTGGATGTTTAACTAATTGAAAATAACCTTTATCTGGGTAACCATAAGAAGCACCACTATTCATTTGTTGTTCTGATCTACCTAATTGACTAGCAGTTTTATCAGAACCACTACCGTGATAAAAAGCAGCATAAGCTGTGTAACTGTTTTCATACCACTGTCCAGCACCACTTCCTATCATTATCCATTGTCCAAATCTTGTTACACTATTAGAAGTTATTGATGCGTTTTCCCATTGAACATCAATGCCGAATCTATTACCTGAAATATTTCTAAAGTATGTTCCTGACATAGTTACAGAACTACCTTGAGCTGTAAATGTTGAACCATCAAATGTATAAGTTTGATATTTATAAGTTGAATTAGTAGTAGTAACAACAAGCAACCAATGACCAGTACCATCTGGATGCTTACCTTCTGCTATTGAAAACCCACCAGTATTAGATGAGTATAGTGTATTGTAACTACCCCATGTTATTCCTGTTCCAGATTTAATACCTACTTTATAATTAATTTTAGATGTTCCGTTAGATGGATAAAACACAATGTACTTGTCATATTCAGCATTGTAATGAATTTCAGAACCACCAACACCATCATGTATTTTATCATCATTACTATTATCATATGCTAAAGATGAATCAGTTGTTATAGATATATTAGCTGTAATAAAGTTTCTAGCTTTAGCAATTTTACCATCATTTGTAATACCAACAGCGTCACCAGCTGTAATATTTTCATATGCTGTAAATTGTTTTACACCAGTAGGACCAGGCTTTCTCCATAAACTTGTTGCGCTTACAGCTGTACCTAATGAAACTTCTCCAGATGTACTAACTACTCCAGCATTATTAGTAAAGTAAGAAGAACCAATAGTCATTCCAGTTAAAGAATTATTAACTCCACCTTCAATAGTAACAGTAACAGGATTACCATTAGTTGCAGTACTGTCAGCTACACCTAAAAATAAATTACCAGTTAAGTTAGATGTTGTTTGTGTTGCACCTATAATTGCTCTTTTGTATCCAGTTGTTCCAGCTCTATACACAGTAATATCATTACCACCAGTAGTAATAAACGATCTAATTCCTGTGTTACTGTTATATGCACCAGCACTTGGCGTAATCATTTCTCTTATATTGGTTGATCTTGTTTCTGGATTACCAATACCATGTGTAACTTCTACCATTTTAAATTTATTAGAGTCTGAGTAATCAATCATACCAAGATATTGTTTTTTTGTTGTATGATCGTAGTACATATCACTAGCTTTAAATTCATATTTGTTAGAATAAGAACCACTTGTGTCCATAAATTGTGCAAGGTTTGTAGTTAGAGTTTCTGGTTGCCACCAAGTACCATTATTAGCAGATTGCATTTTAACGCCGATCATATTAACACCAGTGTCATCACCAGCAGTACTGTTTCTTCCTACATAAGCTACATCTATTCTGTCTTTATCTTTATTATATGCCATTCCAAGAACATATGTTCTACCATTACTTGGAGGTCTAAAGTCATATGTTTCACTATAACTTGAGTTACCTTCTTGAGTAGTATCATACTGTAAACCATATGTGTCATAACTAGGTTCACGCTTTAACCAACTAAATACTAAACCACCATCAGTGGTTGAAACATTACTGCTAGTACCTCTATATGTAGGTTTATTTTTACCATTAAAACATACAAGAATAGAACCAAATGCTGGATTGTATTCCATTCTTGGTATAGTGTCATGGAATCCACCTTGTTGTTGTTCGTAACCCCAGTTACTTCTAGCATATGACGTACCTTGACTATATCCTGTAGGATAAGCCCATGCGTTATGCCAATACCACATACTACTTCCGTAATATGATCTAAACATAAAGTTTAATCTGTTAGCGTTTCCATCAAAAGCAGCAGCAATACCAGCGTGACTATGGTTTTGACCACCACCAGCTATTTGATAATAATTACCTACAGTGTTGCGAATAGATTTTCCATCAGAATCTAAAACTGAAAACCATCCAGCTCCATACCTAGTATAACTAGCGTTTGTTCTTGTTATATAAGCATATACTTGATAGTTAGCGTAATTTTCACCATTCATTCCATCACCAGAACCTGTGCTACTATTCATTCCATTGTCTGGCATATATACTAAATGACTGTCACCTTCATCATAACAATAATCTACTTGTCCACTGTTTAAAACTTTAGCTGTACCCCAATCTATAGTTCTAGCAGAGTCATCAACTTTACCAGCTCTAACTTCTACATAACCTGACGCATTTCTATATAAAACAACAATACTATTTAACACTTCATTATAATGCCAACCTTTAATATTAGAGTTAGTAGTATCAACATCGTATTGATTATTGTTATAACTTACAGTTGCAACAATTTTTTCAGCAGTACCAGTTGATGTTAGGATACAAGGATCACCAGCAGTAACAGTACCAGAAGCGTTTACAGTTACAGAACCACCTGATGGTGGTAAATTTTTTAAAGAAGAACCATCTAATGATGTTGGAACATTAGCATAATTACCCATATAACCATGAGCAGAACACTGATAATAAAGTATAGGAGGTGTATCTTCATTTACTTCTATTTGTGTGTATGCTCCAGCAGAGCCTGGCGTACCAGATGTAGTTACATTTGTTGTATATGCTGTAGTTTTTGCAGCATCTTTATAAAATAATAATGGATGACCAGAGTTACTTGCATCAGATTGATCAAATTTATATACATATCCTGATGAAGATGTTACGCCATCAGCACCTCCAAATGTTAAAGCTGGAGATTCAACACCATCTATAAAATAACCACTACTACTACCATCACCATTATAAGGGTGACCAGATGTTTTACTTGCTACAGTTACAGTAAATGTTACAGGAGCAGAAGATGAGCCATAATCTGTTGATATAGATTTAGCTGATATTAATGTAGCATTTGTTATTGCTTTATCATTAGCGTCAAGATTGCCACCAAGTTGTGGAGTTGTATCTTCAACAACATTAGCCATTGGACCAGCTGGTCCTTGAGGTCCAGTAGCACCAGTCGGACCAGTAGCTCCTGTATTACCTTGTGGTCCTTGTGGTCCAGTATTACCAGTCGCACCTTGAGGGCCTGTAGCTCCAGTCGGTCCTGTTAAGTTAGGACTAGTAACTGTTTGTGTAGTTCCATTAGATAATGTGTGAACAATATCATATGTACCATTATTGTTATTAGTTAGAGCAATGCCTGTAATTGCTGTACCAGTTGCACCGGTAGCACCAGTATTACCAGTAGCACCTTGTGGACCAGTCGGACCAGTAGGACCAGTTGGTCCAGTGTTTCCTGTAGCACCTTGAGGTCCAGTTGCACCAGTTGCTCCAGTTGCACCTCTTAAATTTTGTGATGTAAAACTATGACTACTTCCATCAGAAAAAGTTAAGTTAATTGTTTCTGTATAATTATTATTAGATGTAGAAGAAAATCCTGTAACAGTAATACCAGATGTACCAGCTGGTCCAGTAGGTCCAGTAGGTCCAGCTGCTCCTTGCGCTCCTGTTGCTCCAGTAGCTCCTGTTGATCCAGTTGCACCAGCTGGTCCAGTAGGACCAGTTAAATCAGGAGTTACAATAGTATATGTTTGTCCACCAACAGCAGTAAACACAATATCCATTGTGCCATCGCCATTGTCAGTTTTAGCAACACCACTAAAACCAGTAGTAACACCACTACCATCTAAATCAGCAGTTCCAATAGAACCATCTGTTACCATTCTACCATGTACTGTAGTAATAGCCATTATTCTTCTCCTTTAGGATTCCTATCTTTAATTTCTTTTATAGTTTCTCTCCATGCGTCTATGTCGTGATATATCATATCTAATTGATCTGCTATTTTAGGGTATTCATTTTTTCTTTTTGAAGCATAACCTAAACTTTCTTCTCTTATTCTTTGCTCTAAAATACCAGCATCATTTCTATCAATATATAATTCATATCCTTTACTAACTTGACCAACAAATGGTATAATTAATTCATATGAGTCATCTATTTTATCTGGACTCATTTGTGATCCATATTCATTATCACCTAATACTTGCACATAATAACCATCAATAGGATTATCTAACTTATCTTGTTGTTTTTCTTTTTGTATTTGTGCTTGTTCTTGCTCTGCTTCGTACTTTTCTTGTACTAATTTACTTTGAGCTTCTAAGTTATCCTGTCTTTCTTGTAATTGTTCTGCTGTATATTTTGGCATTATCTTAATCCCCAGGCAATGATGTTAGCTTTTGTTAAATTACAAGCAGTACCATCATGTTTAGCATATAGTTTAAATCTAATTTGACTTGTTGTTTTACCAGTTGCAGATATTTGTGTAGGCAATCCAGAGTTTAAGTGCATATTAGACACAAAGTAATCTTCATATATATCGTGTATAACATACTCAGTACCTTCTGTACTTCCTGTTAAAGTACAAGCAGTTAACTTTCCATGTATACCATCAGATGAGCTACTAAAATATAAACTAGCCATAGCTATTGGAGCATGACCTTCTGATGTTGATCCTGTATTATCTGGTGCTGGTAAATCACAAGTAAGTTTTAATACATATGAGTTTGTTAAAGCAGAAGATGATGATGTTTCTACTACTTTAGTTTTGTTTACATCACCTCTAATTTTATTAGCTTGTAAAGAATCAATAACAGCGTCACGAATATTAGTAACTCCATTATTAACTTCAAAAGCTATAGTAGGTGTATGATTTGCGTTAGTTCTATCAGCTATCCAAAATCTATCAGCATTAACACCAAATGCTGTAGTGCTTCCAGATAATTCATTAGCAGAAGATATTAAACCAAAACCACTAACATACCCATTGCTAGAAATTTTAACAGCATACTTACCTTGTATTCCATTTATAGTAGAAGTATTAGTACTAATAGCTGTTGTATTGTTACCTACAGTTGAGCTTAATTGTGTAACTGTTGCTGCTTGAGCTTGAGCTGTAGAATTTGCAGATGCAGCAGTTGTACTTACAGCATTTAATTGTGATATAGTTGCTAATACACTTGTTCCAGTACCACCAGTAACAATAGATTCTAAATTAGTTAATCTTGTAGCGTGTGATGTTGTAGTACCATTTAATGTACTTACAGTAGCATTAAGTGAGTTATGCTCATTAAGTGTAGCTAATCTTCTTGTAGTTCCATCTGATTCAAATACTTGTGATTCAAGATTAGTAATTCTATTTAAATCTAAAGTAATGCTACCAGAACCTTGTACTTGTAATGCTTCTAAAGCAGCGACTCTTGATGTTAATGATGTAGATGCAGAACCATTAACAGTATTATCTAAGGATGATGTTAATGTTTCTAATGCTGTAATTTTAGTTCCTTGATCACCAATTACTTGCACACCATTTTGAGTAATAATATTTTCTAAAATTAATACTCTTCCATCTACAGTGTTAATGTTGCTTATTTGATTTTGTAGTGATGTAGATAATTGTGATGTATCTATTCTGTTAGTTGCAGATGCAATATCAGTAAGTAATTTATCTAAATCTATATTAGCTTGTGTTACTTCTGTACCAGATAAATCAATAATAGTACCTGATCCAGACGATACTGTTGAAGAAAAATCTCTAATTTCAATAGATGCACCAACAGGAGGTGCTGTAGTAAATGTTATTACATTGTCTGACAATGTGTAATTAGCAACATTTTGTAATACACCATCTATAATAACTAATATAGATAATACACTACTTGGTCTTGCAGTAAGAGTTAATGTAGTTTGACCAGAAGATGTGTATGTTGTTGATATAGGTTGTACCCTACCAAATACCAAATCCCATGCTGTACCAGTCCATATGCGTGTTTCTAACGCTGTTGTATTATAGTATAAGTCACCAACTTGTAGAGCTGTACCATCTGGCCTGTTAGTTAAATCAGACGGATAAGCTCCAAGATACTCAGTAATAGCACTTGTTTTAGTGGTGACATTACCAGATGAGTCAAAAGCCAATAGCTTCCCAGCCCTTGAAGTCGCAGTAGGAAGATTGCCTGGCGTACCTTCTTGCACTGGTGCTGAAATAGCTTGGTCAACTTTTAACTCCAAATCTTGTAAGTTTCTTGTGACTCTTGATAACTCAACATTTAAATCTTCAATGTCAAAAAACCCACCTGTGTTAAAGTCACTTGTTCTTGATATGGCAGTATCTCGTATAATGTCAATAGTGACATTACTTTGTGCAGTAGCAAATTGTACCTCAGTACTATTAGCTGTACCTACATTGTTTAATGTAAACTTAGTTCCTGTTTGTCCTACTAAAGACGATACATATGTAGCTTCTACATCATTAACAAATACTTTAATATCAGTAGCTTGTTCGGTAGCAAAAGGTACTGAAAATGTTTGTTGTGCTGTAGAGCCAACAGTATAGTCTACTCTTGGTGTTGTATCTGATACACTTATCGCCATAATGTCTTACTTTCCTCAATGTTAATTCTATTGCAACGCACTTTAATCTCCATATAAATATCTTCTGTCTAGCTTATCTGCTTCTAATACTTGATTTTGTATTTGTTTAGCAATAGGGCTTAAATAAAATAAATTATTAAAAGGTACTAATTGCCTAACTGCACTTGCAGTTTCTCTTTCAGTTTTATCATTATCACTTAAAAGTAAATCATATGCTTTATATAAAGCAGCATAACCAGTACCAAATCCACCACCTATTCTATCAATATTATCATCATATGACCATTTTGGGTCCATTCCTAACATTTGTCTTAAACCAAATTCATCATCTGTTAACAATGGAGCTAAGGTTTCTATTGATGTATTAAAATCTAACAACCAATTTGTAACACCAGAGTATTCTAAAGCTGTTAACATTTGTTCTTCTTCGTCTAAAAAACGATAATATGGATTTCTTAAATAATTTGATAAATAAGCTAAACCTATTACAGCAGATAACCCAGACCATTTTGATCTTTGTCTGCCTTGTGTAAATGCTTGTGTAATTTTTTGTGCAGCACCAATACCAAAAGACCTAAACTGAAATATTAAACTAAACAATGGTACATATTTTCTACCTAAACCAGAATATTCAGCTTGTAACTCTCTAAATCTTTCATATTGTGGTGCTAGTTCTTCTTCGGACATACCTCTTTTTTTACCATCTCTAATTGCATCATCAATATCATTCATTTCTTTTCTTACTTTAACAGCCCATTTTCCTCTAAATGGTACATTCATTGTGTTAAATAAATAATTTGGTTTTGATGAAATGCCAGGTATCATAATAGCTAATTCAGTTTGTTCAAATACAGCTATTTCAAATTTTTCTGCTAGTTTTTTATCAGTCCAATTATTAACATTACCAACATAAATAGACGCATCACCTTCTTTTACTACTTCCCAGTTAACGCCTGTTCTTTGTTCACCAATTCTAATAATATCTGATTTACTTAAACCTAAGTTTTGTAACCTTTGCCATTCTTTTATGTCTTTTTTAGGTATATCTGCTACATATTTTTTACCATTTCTAGTTGGAACATTAGCAGTAAGTTCTATTGAGTTTCTAATTAGCTGTGATGTTGTTAATGTACCAGCTAATTGTTTTGTCATAGTAGTCCAAGGTAAAAGTAAATTTGCTATGTGCATAGCATTAGCACCTTTTTCAGCTATATCTTCTATATTTTTTAAACCAAACTGACCCATACCACCACTTGGCGTTCTGTATTGATTTGGTTCCATAAACCTTGCATTACTTCCTAATACTGTTTCTATTGCTAAACCAATTTCTTTTGTAAATTCTTTATTTTTTTCTATTGCATTAATTAAATTTTTATTACCAGAAGCAAGAGCATTAGTGTATATACCTATTTCTTTTAAACCAATAATAGCTGCAAGATTACCTATATCTGGTATAGAGCTATATAAAAACTTACCAGCAAATATCATTGTAGCATAATTTTTTAACAATCTTGCTGTTCTAGCTTGTATACCAGCTGGATTACCATGGTTACCCATTCTACCTAAAACAACATCACGCATATCTGCTATGTTTAATTTAAAGTTTTCCATATCTTCATTAATTTTTGCTAAATGTTTTTTTGGTGCAGTAGATTTAATTATATTAAAATGTTTTTCTATTTCTAACATTTGTTTGCTAAGCATAATATCACCACCACCAAAATCATTCATTTTAATTAATGGTCCTATTCTTTGTATGTAATTAGCCATTACAGAAAAAATATCGTTATCAATCCATTTAAGCATTTTGTCTTTATCATGCCATGTTATTTGTCTTTCAATAAAATATTTACTTCTTCCTCTACCAGAAAGATTAATAAAATTACCTTCTAATGCTTCACCCATAATTCTACTAGCAGTAAGTTCAGCTCTTTCTCTTGGTGTAAGTTTACCAATATAACCAGCTGTTATTTCGTCTATTCTAAATTGAGATTCTAAATCATCTATAAATTCTTGTTTTCTAGCTACAGGAATTTCTCTATATAAATGTGGAAAATAACCACCACTCCTTACAGGCAAACCTTCTTCTTTAACTGACGCTAATAAACTTTCTGCATCATTTAATCTTTCTTTGTAAACTAATCTTTCTTCTTTAGTTTTTGCATTTTCTAATTTTCTGTTTAAAAAATTTATTTCATTTTGTATAAGTTTTGGCTCACCTATTAAATTTCTTTCAACTAAAAGTTTTTCAAACATTTCAGATATTTCAGTTATTACTCTTGCTGTATGCTCAACACCTTGTATTATTTTAGGATCAGAATTTAATCTTGTAGCACTTCCTGGGCTTTCTATTTCTTTAATAACTTGGTCATAAAATGGGCCTATTTCTATAACTTGTTTGTTATCTCCCATTATTTTACTAAAAGCATCTTTTGCTTTTTCTCTTTCTACACCTAAGTCATAAGCACCAGCTCTTAATTCTCCTCTTGCATATCCGTTAGGTAATGCAAACCCATCATAAATAGCTTCATTAATTTTAGGTATTAATCTATCAAACTCTCTTCTTGCTTGTATATTAACACCACTACCTTGTGCTTTTTTATCTGTTGTAAGCAATAAAGCACCATCACTAACTAAATCATCCATCATATATGACAACTCAGCTAAAGCATTATTGTATTCCACAGATTCAAATCGTACTGGGTTATTTGGTGAATCATATTTTGACACCATATCTTTTAAAAAGTCATAAGGAGAACGACCCAAACCAAAAGGTCTGCTTACAATTTCTCTTACTATTCTACCACCTAAACCACTTGTATATACTTTGTGTATTTCTTTTGCTTCAGTACCTTCAAAAACCCATTCAGTATCTTTATACTCTTGATACTTTGTTAAAGAATCTTCTGGTTTAAATGTAATTGCATTTGCAATATCTCTTTGATATTGATTTTCTAAAACAACTAATGCTGTTGATTGTTCTTCTTTAGTACCTTTTAATGCTAAATCTTGTAACTTAACTGGAACACCGTTATTAACTATTTCGTGTTTTAAAGTTCCAGCTTTTTCTGTTGTCCAAACATTATTAGTATTAACTGGTGTTATATCTGTAACATTATCTTTTGCAAAAGTTTTATTATTTTGTTGTCCTAATGTTATATCAGATTCAATTTTTTTTGGAGATTCTGGTGTAGGTTTAGGTGGTGGTGTGCTACCTCTAGGTGCAAACCCTCCTCTTAAACCATTTAAACCAGCACCCATTAAACCACCAAATAATCCAACAGTAGGTATCATAAACAATGCTTC